GTTGTCCGATAGGGTTATCGCCGCTTCAACGTAGAAGCTCTTCGTGGCATCGATCAGCGGCAAGACACCGTAAGAGCCGGCCACCGTGCCGGAGCTTTGGTTGACGGTGCGAACGTTGACCGAGTTGGTGTCGATCGTGCCGAAATTCAAAGCCAGCAAGCCGCCGACGGTGCTGACGTGCGATGTACCGTAAGGCGGCTTCGAGTTGTAGAACTGACCCTCATACAGATTGTGGGTCGTGTCGGGCGTGGCGCTGTAGAGAACGTCCGCGGCGGTCGGCGTGATGAACCACTTGCTGTTGGCGCCGGTGAGTCCAAGAGCTGCGGCACCCGGCGGAATGATCGTGGCGCTCGATACCGTCTGCAGCGGTGTGTGGCCCGTATCCTTTCGGTGGCTCGGTTTGACGGTCGCGCGATAGTGTTGAATCACGATCCAGCCTGTCGACGGCTGGGCGTTGTTCATCGCCTGGCTCAGCGGCTGATGCATCGTCGTATCGACAGAGCCCGTGTTCGGTGCGGTGCCGGTCCCGATGTCGCCGCTCGTATCGGCGATCGCCACCTGCGCATTCGTGACGCCGCGATTGCGAATGTTGTTGATGGTCGACCGGAACACGGTTGTGCCGGTCTGATTGTCCGAACCGAGAATGTTGGCGCCTGCGAGGATGTGCGAGACACCTTTGACCTGGCCGCTCGCGCCGGCGGCGGTCCACCCGATATGGATCTCGAGGTTGCCGTTTGCGCCCATGCCATTGGGCGGCAGGTTCGTCTGCCAACCGAACACCGAAGTGCCTGGCATGGTGACGGCGCCGGGGCCTGTCGACACGAATGCCGTGGGCGATGCCGGGATCTTTGGCTGGCCGCCGATATATTTGTTGTTGAAGACCTGCCCGACCGTCGTCGAGCTCATCTGCACGTAGTAGATACCGTGCTCGGAGCCGGAGAAGATCCCGCCTGCAGGCAGGTAAATGAACGCGTTCGCGTAAGTGAGGTCGATCGCGACCGAGAGCGTGATCGCTCCGTTGTTGCCCATGCTGTAATTGGGCGGATCGATCAGCGCGATACCTGTGATGATCAGGTCGTAGGGGTCGGTCGGCTGATAGAGCGAGACCTTCCCGTTGTAGACCGTGCGGCCGACGTTATCCGTCTCCTGATCGAGGCCTTGCGGCTGCGAGAACGTCGTCGATGTGTTGACCTGCGTGAAACTCGGTATCGCAGTGCTGGCGAGATCCGCGAGCGCCGGATACACGTCGTTCGCCATCATCGTGTTGACGTCCGCCGCCCACTGCTTGAGCTTGCGCGCACCGTTGAACGCCGTGTCTCCGGATCCGTCACCCACTGTGGTGCCGTCGGCAAGCTGCGAGCTCGTCGAGGGCGGCGAACATTGAGACAAAAGGGTGGTGGACCCGCGAGTCGGGTTGTCGAGGGTAAGCTGGGACATGCTCTATGCTCGAACCGGGAGAATTCCGACGAGCTCAAGGACGGTGAGCGGGTCGTTGGTGCTTGCTTTCACGCGAATTGAGTAATCGACTTGGTCGAGGCCAGCGGTGACCGGCACGATGACCATCATCGAAGTCGGATCGAAGACGCCGCTGCCATTGAGGATTGCGCTCGGGTTCGGATCGGTGCCCTGCGCCACCGTGACCGTGACGATCGGCGAACCGGTGAGCAGCACACCGGCGTCGAGCGCCTCGAGATCGACGGTGAAGTCGAAGGTGAGACGCACCGACTCGTCCGGATACTTCGTGTCGAAGCGATACGGCATGAGCCAATTTCCTTTGAATGAAGAACCCGGCCGCACGATGTAGAACGGCCGCGCCCAGGGGCGCGCGATGGAGAACTCGGGATCGCCAGTAAGCGTCAGCGCACCGTTGCGCACCAAGGGCTGATGGCCGACCAGCGCGAGAGCTGCCGCCGGCGGCGTTGCTATCACGGGCACGACCACCTGCGGCGTCTGACCTGCCAGCGCCAGTACACCCGCGTTCGGCACGATTACTCGCCCTTGCGAGAGCTGCGGGGCGTATCCCGTCAGGCCCAAGGCAGCTTGAGCAGGCGCCAATGGCGATGCGATCGTGACCGTGGGCGCGTAGCCCGTGAGGCCGAGCGCTGCGGTTGGCGGCACCAGCGCAGCCACAATCGTGACCACTGGCGGCTGACCCACAAGTGCCAAGGACGCGGCCGCCGGCGTCAGCTTGTTGAAGCTCGATAGCTGCGAGCTGTAACCGATGAGCGAGAGAGAGCCAGTGCCCGGCACGTTGACCAGCGCCCAGGTCGGCGTCTGCCCATTAAGCGCGAGTGCGCCCGGGAGCGGAGTCATCCCGAGTCCGGTCGATGGCGCCTGGCCGCTCAAACCCAAGCTGCCGGTCGACGGCACAAGCGTGGTCTGCCCATTGACCTGGGCAGGTTGGCCGACGAGGGCGATCGCCCCCGTCTGCGGCGTGATCGTGTAATGCGAGATTAGCGCCGGCGTCTGCCCCGAGATGCCCAGGGACCCGGGCTGCGGAGTGATGCCGAGCGAAACGCTGCCCTGCTGGCCCGCGAGCGCCAGCGCACCACTCGGCGGCGCCAGCAATGCTCCGGATAGCACCGGCTGATTGCCGGTTAGGCCTAGCGCGCCAGCGAGAGGCGTGAGGCGATAGCTGATCCCCACCGTTGGCGCTGCGCCGATAAGCGATAGCGCAGCTGCGGCGGGCGGCGGCAGAGTCAGCGTTTGAATGGTCGTCTGGCCAGTCAGCGCCAGCGCGCCAGCGCCAGGCGTCAGCCCGGCAGCTGCAACGCCCGCTTGCCCGTTGACCGAAAGCGATCCCGCACCGGGTGTGAGATTGGTGTTCGTGGTCAGGCCGATCGATGGAGCAACGCCCGTCATACCGAGCGAGCCGGTGCTGGGCGTCAGCGTCGGGCTGCCGGCGATCGACATGACAAGCGTGCCGGTGCCTGGCGTTAATACCGGGCCCTTATTCAGGGTCGGCGCCACGCCGCCGAGAGACAGCGAACCCGTCCCCGGCGTGAGCGGCTTGCCTTGCGATACAGTAGGCGCGACGCCAGTCAGCGCAAGAGCTCCAACTGTGGCTGTAATGACCTTCGATGCGGTCATCACCAGCGAGCCGGTGTTAGGCGTAATGGTCGTGTTTGCCATGACTTCTTAGAACGCGAAGCTCGGCTTCGCGAGATTCGGGATGAAGTACTTGCGCGTTAGACGCTTGACGGTGTCGCGCACCTTCGCGGTATGCGGCGTCAAGCCAATGCCGATGCGACCTGCCACGCCAGCGAGCGAAAGGGATCCAGCGGCAGGCTGAATACCGCCAGTTGCCGCGGCCTCAAGGTAGGCGACCAGCACGGACATGATGTTGTTGAACTGGACCGCAGAGCCGCCGAACGTCGCCTGGACGTTGCCAGTCGTCGATGCGACGCGCAGGTGCTCAGGCAAGCAGCACGCGGTGCCGCTGCCATAAGTCGCCCAGACCGCGGTATCGCCGGTATAGGCCAGCGGACTGGTGCCAGCCGTCGCGATGCCGCCCGATTGCAGGTTGATGCAGAATCCGCTGAGCAAGGCATTGATCGGGCTGGCGCCCAGCGCGACGTTGCCTGAGGCTATGGCATTCGCGCCCGATCCAGGACCCGCCTGGAATGCGCTGCTGATTCCGACGACAGTGCCCGAGGAAGCCGCGCCTCGAATCTGCTTCGCGAGGAATGCATAGACGTTGTTTCCGCCGGAGGTGACCTCGACGGTGTAAGTTCCAGTAGCGGGAGCGGTGCAGACGAAGGTGTTGAGCTGCTGAGAACTCTGCACCAATGGTGTGCCCTGAACCGAGAACGAGTTGCCTGTGCTGCTGGTGTCCGTAACGGTGACCGTTTGGGTCGCCTGAATGAGCGCTTGTACCTCGATAATGTCGCCCGCAGCGATGGTGAAGGCGACATCGCCTGTCAAAGACGGTCCGGTGACACCGGCGTTCGAAGCTTGCGACTGGGCAATCACGGAGATCATTTGGCGGTCCTCACATCGTCCACTTCGTAACCTCCTGAACGACGGTGCTGAAGAAGGTGCACGCCGTGAATCCGACGTAGGCAGTGCTGCCACCAACCGCGCTCGCGATATTCACGCCCGTGAAACTTGTGCTCCACGTGCTGCCGGAGGTGTTGTCCGTGAGCGTCACCGAGAGCGTCGTGCCGCTGTACGACAGCTGCACCGTGATCGGGTGATTGCTGGACAGGTTGATCGTCGATGGGCTGCCACCGATCGACGTGCCACCCGAGGTGCTCGCACCGCCCGTAAAGACGCCGACCTGGTTGTTCGCCGCGTCGACTTTGAAGCACCAGCTCTCGAGGAAGCCGGCGTTCTCACCATTGGTGCCGGTGCTCCCGGAGTAGCCGCAACCGTTCTGGTTGTTAGAGGTGCAATACGGTCCGCCCGCGCCCCATTGCCGAGTGTTCCCCGCGCTGTAAAGAGACGCCGGCGGCTTGTTTTGGATCACGAACGCCATGCCGGCGCCCGAAGATCCATTGATCTGAACGGTGAAGCTCGTTATGAACGACGTTATGCCGACAGGCACGGGGAACCACGCCGCGCCGACTTCGTTCTGAACTACCGAATCGGTCAGAGTCAGATTGCTGCCGCTCAGGAGCGCTGCGCCGACGGGAATAATCAGTCCCGACGCGCTTGAGAAGCCGGTTGGGAAATTGATATTCGGGGGGCTGCCGCTCGCGATCTGGTAGTAGCCGGACGCGACCTGACTGTCGGTAAAGGACGCTTGGATCGCCACGGCCTTCACGATCGTGCTGGAGCTGATCGTCAGCGAGCCCGTGTAGAGCGTGTCGGCGGCCGTCGGCTCCGTCCCGTCCAGCGTGTAATAGATCGATGCGCCCGATGGGCCGCTGATGCTGACGGTCTGCGTGGATGCGTACAGGCCTGGAGTGAGGCCGAAAGTTGGCGCCGCAAGTCGGGTATTGAACCCGGTCCAGAGCTTCACGCCATTGACGATGATGTCGTATTGCTGGACGTTGCCCGAGGTGAATCCAATCCAGGCCGAGTTTTGGCCGAGGATGTTCGGGATATTCACCGGCCAGGAGAGGCGCGCCGCGTTCCCAGTCACCGTGTCGGTCAAGACGATCGTCAACAGTAGCAGCGTGCTGTCATAGACGACCGACGCGTGCATCAGATTGCCCGCGTTCAAATCAATGCCGAAGGCGTTCAGGTCCTCCTGCGGAACGAGTCCGGCGAAAGGACCGCCGTTGATGTAGAGCCCGATCGAACTGGACTTACCGCTGGAGGCCGGGAAGTTGACGAGGTTGTCGCTCGAACCGGAGACATCGAACTTAATCGCAAGCCCGTTGCCAATGCCTGGATTTGCGTTCGTGCTATAGGCGCCGTCTCCGCAAAGGTTTGCATCGGTGCCCGCGAAGATCCCGGAGTGGTTACCGAAGGCGTCAGTCGGGTTGGTAGTGGTCGTGGAGTTCTGAATGCAGAACGTCATGCCGAGGATGTGCGGACGCGCACCCGTGGCCGGCATCGTGAACGTGAAGTCGCACTGGAACCCTAAATGGACATCAATCTGCGCAGTTTTGTACCAAGCGCAGCCGGCCTGGTGCTGAGACAGCGAGGCCTGCGTGAGATAGAGATTGCTGCCCGAGAACGTCGGTGCGGCAGTGACCAGCTGCCAATTTCCTGTGACGCCGCTAAAGCCGCCGGAGTAGTCGAATACCAGCGTTGCGCCACCGCCGCCGATCGACGGCAGCTGCCCCGCGAGCGCAAGCGATCCAGTGCCAGGCGCCATTCCCGAGTTGAGAATTGGCGAATTTCCAACCAGGCCGAGTCCGCCTGCAATTGGAGCGAGACTCTTGCCGCTAGCCAAAGCGGCCGCGACGCCCTGTGCAACGAGGCTCCCGGCGCCGGGCGTCAGCTGTGTGTTGCTGCCGCCCGGAGCGAGGGAGTAGGAAACGTTCCAGGGCATTGAAACTCGCCTATTTAGGCGAGCGTGAACATGCCGGTGGTCGCCGGCGAGACCGTCAGCGTGTTGCCGGTAGAGATGGTGAACGGCGTGGCCGACAGCGTGCAGTAGCAGATCGCCTTGCCCGCGCCCGCGCCGGTGGAGTTACGCATGAGCGCGTACTTGATGTTGGTCAGCGGTCCACCGTTGGCGGTATAGACCAAGCCGGCGGTCGTGTAGCTGAACTTCATCTGCTTGGTGGACGCGCCCACCGTCCATTTGCCCGTCGCCGGCGGGATATTCCGACCGCCGGTCGCATAGCCGCCAGTGGCTGAGATCTCGCCCGGGATCGAGGCGAATGTCGACACGCCGCCGTTCGAGATCTTCAGGATGTTCGCCGATGCGCTGGCGCGCATGAGGCACATCTTGAATACGCCGGCGCCGAGCGTGATGGCGCCGGTCATCAACTGGCGCTTCGCGCGCGTATAGATCTTCCAAGTACCTACGGACATGGGTGAAGAACTCCTGTGTTTTTAAAAAAAGCGCCCTAGGGGAGCGGGCGCGAAATTCGGGTCAGTGCCAGGGCCTGCCGGCAGGCGCGGCTCCGTTGCACTCGCTCCTACGCGAGGCTCGCCGGCGAGAGCTGCTCCCTCATCTGATCGAGGTTGGCGGCGTGTTGCATGATCCAAGCGAGGAGCCCGTCACCGTGGATCTCGATGTCTACCTCGTCGCCGAAGACACGGATCAAGTCCATGAACTCCTGCGCCTGGCTGATATGGAACGGCACGCACTTGAAAGTGCGGCCACCGACGATCGTGTCGATGATCAACTGCCCATCGTTCTCAGCTTGCGCGTAGGCGTGGTGCTCGTTTTCCATGCAACAGGAATCGCACCCGAAGAGATGGAAACGCTTGAACCCGATCATGCGCAGTAAGGGGATCGCCCTCAACAGCACGGTCGAGCCGCCTGGGATGCCGAACCATTCCGGGACGTGCTCGTCCAGGATCTCGCGGATCATTTCCGCGGTGGTGTGCCACTGATATGTGCGGTCCGGCGGGCATGCGTCGTAGAGCGAGGGATTCACCTGGCTCGCCAGGAAGTACTTGCAATTGTCCTGGATCGGCTGAACGAACCGCAGGTTGTGAGCCCGGGCGTCAACGACGATCTGCGCACCGACCTGAAAGCCCTGCTCGAGCGCCCAGTTGTAGGCCCCGTTCAGTGTAACGATCCTTGCCCCCGCCTCGCGCAGCTCCCGTATTTCGGCCGCCGAGGACTTCAAAGACGGGCCACCGCCGAGTATCAACACGTCGACATCGTTGACGGCCGCCGGCTTGATCTGCTGGATGTCTTTGCGCTGTGCGTTCTTGCGAACGTTATCGAGGACGACCTGCTGCTCGGTATTGAGCACGCCGATGTCGACCATCTGCTTGCCGGTCCACCACGCCGTGACGTAGAACAGGCAGTAGCTGCCGCCATCCTTCGAATACGAGATGGTGCAATTGAAATCGTCGCGCAGCTTCTTCAGCCACCAGGAATAGTCGTGGACGCTGAGATGCAATGGCTGGCCGATAAGCGCGCCGCACACGTCATCCACGCACGAGATCTGGAAGAAGACATGTTGCGACGCCTTCAGCACATTGGTTAGCACCGCATCGACCTGCTCGGGCGGAATGTGCTCCATGACATCCGTGCAGAAGCCGTATTCGGCGCTCCACGGGATCGGATGAGTCAGATCCTGCTTGGCGAAGCACATGGCGTGCGGCTGCGCCGCAACTATTTGCCGAACATCGTCGTCGAGGCAGTTCTCAGCGAAGTCGAGCATGCGGACCTTTAGACCGCCAATCGCTGCGAGAACTAGAGCGCCGCGGCCGGTACCAGTGCCGAAATCGATGACCTCAGCGCCCTGCTTGGGCCTCGCCTGCTCCAGGAATACCGACGCGATCGACTCGCCGGGCGCCACCTGCCGATACTCGGGATGCTTCCACATCTCCTCGTACTTGGTCTGCTCGCCCTTCCAGTCAGTGTGACCCGGCTGCGGCGTCGGGCCATCGATCTTTAATTGCGGCGCGTAGCCGACGAACGCCGCTTCGGCGGTATCTGTCATTCAATTCCCCTGGGTTTTTTTCTAAAAGGATTGCGAGAGGTCGTCGGCCGTCGTCTGATAGCGGGCGATGTACTCATTCATGAGTTCGCCCGCCGCTGCGTCGGCTTCGTCTATCGACCATTCGCTGTCGCCTTCCGTGAGCACGGAGACGAGATTTCCGAAAGTGCGGTCCGCAAAGATCAGCTTGTGCATCGCCTCCGCGACCGGATCGGCGATCTGATCGGGCACATCGCCGCGCGTCAGCACGTTCACGGTGAACGCGAAATCGCGCATGACGATGCCCCGGCCTGTCTGCACGCCGCCCATTTGAGTCTTGCGCTCATCTTTGGGCTGCACGAGGACCGCAATGCCCTCGCTTCTCGCCACCGCTTCTTCGCGAGAGCGATATGCGGTGACGTTTTGGATCGGAATCCGCTCAACGAGCCCGAACACGTACTGGAGGATGGCCTCGCGAACTGTCACGAATATCCTCCAGGCGAGTAGATGACCTCCTCGAGCGTCGCCTCGGAAGTCGCGCCGTCGTCGATGGTGCTCGCCGTCCGGACCGAGTACTTCGTGCCAGCGATGACGATGGCGTCCTTGTTCTTGATGCCCGCGAAGGCCGACGTGATGAAGCGCATCTTGAAATCACGCGATTGCGCGCGGCCGCCAAGCACGGTCTGATCCGGAGTGTCGAAGAGAACCTTCGAAACGATCGGCGTTGGCGTTCCCTTGGACGAATCGAGCGTCGGCCCGCTCGGATCCATTGCCCAGGGGACGCCATACCAGGTTGCTGGCGTGCCGAAGTCCGGAAAGAAGACCGTGAGGTCTTCGGTTAGCACCGGTTAGGTGCTGGCCGCGGCGCCCTTCTTCGCGCTCACGACACCCGCGGCGACAAGTGCTGCAACCACCGACGAGGCGATACGCTCTTCCATGGACTTCGTATTGCCGTCGGTCGCCTGACGCGCGGCGCGCGCCTTTTCCTGCTCGTCGTGGTATTCGCCGAAGAGCTTCTTGGCGTCCTCATCCATCGGCTCGAGCTTGTGCATGTGCGCGATGGCGTTTTCCGCGGAGAGCTCGAACACGTCGCCTTTCTGTTGATTGGACGGGTGCGAGAAGAACGACTGCTCGCGCACCTGCTTGCGCTTGCTACCGTCGGGCATCTCAATAATTTCGACCCATTGCAAGTGAATGGCGAACGGGGTACGAACCTGAAATTTCATATTGGCTATCTCTTTGAGATTTGGGCGTTGAGAAACAAAACGGCGCGCCTCCCCGGAAGGAAAGCGCGCCGCATAGGGCAGCGAAACGACTTCGCTTAGAAGCCCGGGGTGAGGCCATCCGACATCACGGCGAAGGACGCCGGGTGACGCAGACCGATGTCCACCGTCTGGAAGACGCGGATGCCCACATCGCCAGTGGTGAATCCGGTCGAGTCGTACGGGTTCACCATGATCTCGGTGACGCCCCACTCGCCGATCAGCAGTTCCTGCCAGTTGCCGAAGATCGCCATCGAGCAAATGCTCGTTGCGGTTCCCTTCGTCAGAGTCCACGGCAGCTGGTTGGACACGGCGTACCGGTAGCCGACCAGGTCAGGCGGGATGCCGCCGGCGATGCTCTGGGTCGGGTTCCACAGGTATTGGCCGGTGGTCGACTTCAGGGTGGCCAGGTAGCCCTTGGTCTTCGCGTTGATGGCGAAGGCCAGGTTCTCCTGCGGCGCGTTCGCCACGAGGGGTGCGGCGTACAGCTGGACCATGAAATCGAAGGTCCAGTTCGCACCATTGGTGCCGCCGACAACGCTGCCGATGTTCGACGTGTTGCTGATACCGGTGGGCTGGGAGCTCGAGCCGGTTCCGTAGAGTGCCGCGGCGTCGATCGCCAGGGCCTCGACCATCAACAGGTCGTTGCGGACGATCTGTTCGATCGCCGGCGTCGACTGCTGAAGCATGAGGCGCGACATCTTGGAATACGCGCCGACGACGTGCGGCCGCAGCTGCACCTGGTCGAACGTCGCTTCGCTCTCGGTCAGTGCCACGGACTCGCCCACCCAGTAGGTGGTGGTCTGCGCGTTCTGACGCGGGATGTTGACGTTGTCGACCAAGCCCGTCAGGTACTGGGCACCCAACTGGCCAGTGACGGTGCGATTACGCAGCACCTCAATGAAGCTCGATGCCAGCAGCTCGGTTTCCACCAAGTTGCCGCCTTGGCCCGCGGTACCTACCTGGTAGATGGCGCGCTTATTCATTCCCTCGAACAGCACGGAGCGCTGCGCGTCTTTCGCCTGGAAGCGAAGATTGGTGGGCATGAGGAAGGCATTGCTGCCCTGGAAGGTGTGCTTTCGCTTTTTGGCGAGCTCGCTCGAGATCTCACGCTCGAAGCCCGCTTCCTTCCAATCGTTGTTGAGCTGTGCCCAGATCGCCTTGCGGACGGAGTAGTTTTCCTGCTCCTTCTGCGTGAGGTCCACATCCGGCGCCGCCAACGGCTTGATTGCGCCGCCGCGCTGCGTGATGTACTCGAGTACAAGGCCGCGCACGTTTTCGACGGACGCGTTCTCGTTCACCCACTTGGTCCGCATCTCCTGCGGAATGTTGTGACGAGCGCCGAGCGCGTCGATTTCCTTGACCCGGGCCTGTTCGCTGGCGCGGACGCTCTCCGCGGTCTGATGTTGCTTCTCGACGGCGTCCAATGCCGCGCGATTGACCACATCGACGCTGGAACCGCTCGCGCGGTGATGCTCGGCGAAGTCGCTGCCCAGGTTGAAGCGCTTGGCGACCGCCAAGATCTCGGAATATCGATTGCGCTCGGCCGCCGCAGCTTCCGCAGCCGCCGACTTCCGAACGCTTTCGATGTCAACTACATTGACGCCGCCGCCCGCCTGCGTGCCGGACGCGCCACCATTGTTGGCCGTATCGTTACCGGCCGCAGTTTTATCTGCCATAGGATCCTCTGCTCGCTTGGAGCGTGTGATTAGAGAAACTTCGTTTTCTGCGATGGCCACGGACCGACCGACGCCAACAGTTGCGTCTGCGGGGACCGTCACCAGTGAGATTTCGTAGGGTTCCCATTCGGTCGCGGTGACCAGGTCGGGATCGACCTCTTCGTCCACTTCCCAGCGGTAAACGCGGTACATGAACGAGGTGTTGCTGAGCACGCCATCGGCGACTTGATTCATCGCCCAATCGCCGCGCGCGTCTTTGCCGAAGCGCACCGTTGCCACGCCGCGCTTGTCCTCGATCTCGATGTCCTCGACCGTGCCGAGGAGATCGTCCATGTTGTGATTGAAGAGCAGCGGCATCGATGCCTGCCGCTCGCCGGTGCGCATCGCACCCTTGGCGTGGGAGAGAACCTCCGTGCCGTACCACATCTGGACCGGTTCTTCGGAGCTGAATGACAGCTCCACGGTCCGCTTCTCCGTGTCGACCTTGGCCGATCGAACGGTAAAAGTTCGCCGCTGCGGCCCGAGTTTCTCGGGTCGCTTATGCGCTCGCATGGGTTGCTCCTTAAGCGGCCTTGGGTTTGGCCGCCGCCTTAGGTTTCGTATCGGTGGTTTTTGCCGGCGCCGCGGACGCGGCTGGCTTGGAATCGTCGGTGCTATCGCCCTGCGAAGCGGCCTCGCCTGGTTCCGCGGGCTTGTCGGGCTCTTCTTCGGGCGCCGTGTTCGGCTGCGCGATACCCTTCTGGTTGACCTGGGCCGGATCCGTGTCGAACACGAGATCGAGCTCGGCCATGTCGTCGAGCTCCGCGCGACGCTGCTTGAACATGTCCAAGGGGTTCCGGTCGCTATTCGCCTGGTCGATGACGTCGTGCACAGTCATGAACCCCGAGCGCACCGCAGCGGTGTACGCCGCAACTTCCTTCGACGGATCGATCCATACCCAGCCGCGCGGCTTGTAGTGCGCCTTCAGGTACTTCTGTTCGTTCGTGTAGAAGTCATCGATCGAGAGCTGTCCCGAGATGACCGCGGCGCTCATGAATTCCCGGTGCAGTCGCACGCGGAACCGATTGATGAACCACAGCTGGACCACGCGGTACATGTCGCGGTCCTCGATCAGCGACGCGCGGGCGCTCGAGTAGTTCGTGTTCGAGTAGTCGCGCGCGAGTGTTTCGTAGCTCACCCCAAGCGATGCCGAGACGGCGCGCAGCATGAAGCGCATGAACGGCTCCAGCTGGGCATTCGGGCGGTTCGGCGCGAAGGCCTTGAAGTCCTCGCCGGGTAGCAAGTGGCGGATCTGACCGGGTTCCATGTCGTCGACCCGCTTGCCGCTTTCCTCGATGTCGTCGGGCTGCGGGGTGTCGGGCGAGGTGATGAAGCCCATGATGGCGGCATTGCCGCGTGCCGCCACAATCTCGGATTCCTCGTAGCCGCCCATGTTGTTGAGGCGCTTCATGGCCGCGTGGAACCACGGCACGCCTCGCGTCTGCGGCCAGCGTTCGATCACGAACAGATGGCAGATGTCGTCGGCCGGGATCCGGATGAAGTTCGACGGCTGGAACGTCGCGAACTGCCAGTCCCCCGGATGCGTCGGCCAGCACCAGTAGCCCTTCGGCCTAAACCATTGATCGACCTCGACACCCATCCGGATGATGTTTCCGTTGGGAGCGATCGCCTGGGTCCACTGGTCCATGACGCGGTCGGCCTCGAGGACCTCGATCGACAGCGGGATCTTCGACTCGCCGAAGGGTTTCCGGACGAAGCGGCAAAAGCCTTCGCCGGATTCGACGACGTTCGACATCATGAAGCGCTCGATCTCGGCGCCCGACATCAAACCTGCGACATGCGCGCTCTCCGCGCACTTGTACCAGTCGTGGAAAACCTCATGGACCTTGTCGTTCAAGTCCTCCATCAGCGTCTTGCGCGCGTTCATGATGGTCGGCGCCATCTTGACGCCAGTGCCAATCACGTTCTGAACGATCTGCCGCAGGCCGTTTTTCGCGTACTCGTTGTCGCGCACCAACTGGCGCGATCGATTGCGCAAGAGTCGCAGGCTCGTGACGATCTCGGCATCTGCTGAGCTCGAGGTCGGTGCCCAATCGGCGGTCAGACGATTCCATTCGGCGGCCGCGTAGATGCGTTCGCGATTCTTACGCGCAGCCGGGCTCGCCACCGATGCTTTCGCCGCGGCGGGTTTGAACAGCTGGAAGGGATTCATTTACTCGGTGGGCTTGGATCCGCCGGCGGTGGGAGTGTCCACATCGTCGTCAGCATGCGGGCCTTCTCCTCCTCGGACTTGGACCGAGCCATCAGGATGCCCGCCCATACTGAGAGGACGACGGCGGAGAGCATCCAGCTGACTACGAATGGGATCGTCGTGAGACACGATTCCAAAACGAGCAGGATCAACACGACCCATTTCTTGACCGCCCTCATGCGTTGATCGAGGTGAACTTGCCGGGGAACCTCGCGTAGAGCTTCCGCGGGTTCCCTTGGTTTTGAGAGATCGAGCTCTTCGTTTGCTCATTGATGACCTCGATATTCCAGTACGCGATCGCCTTTAGGATTTCGTCCATGTTGCGATAGCGGAGTTCCCGATCGCCGATGCGATACATCTCGACGGGCGAACCGCCGGCGCCGGAAAGTGCCGCGAGCGCAGCGCGCCAGGCGGCGAGATTCTGCTGCGCATCGCTCAATCCCGAGTAGCCGGCAGCCTGCAGTGCAAGATTGACGAGGACGCTGAACTGGCCCTTGGCGAGGGTGCCGACTTGGGACGAGTCGGTGTTCGAGATCAGCTGCGCCTGCCACCACCAATCATCGCCGCCCGGCTGTAGCGTGGCCGACTGCGCGGCGGTGATCGTCGTCTGCCAGCCATTGCCCTCCGCGGCCGCGGTGAGCTGCAGCGGCGAGATCGCGCCGGCGATCGTATAGACCAGGTTCCAATTCTCGGAGTAGTACGCGTTTCCGAGATTGTCGATGAACCCCTGGTCTTGCCAAGAGGCGGTGTCGCCCTGCGTGATGAGGGCCGGGAACTGGACTACCGGTTCGAGGAATTTACCGATCACGTTAGATCGTGTTCTGCGCCGGGGTGTGGACCAGGTTGGCCACTGACGCTACCTTGGTGGTCGCCGGCGAGTCAGCTGGCTGCACCTTGTGCGCATGGCTCTCGTACTGCGCGTCCGACAGTGACACGGCCTGGCCACCGGTAGATACGGTAGCGCCGCTGCCATTGGCATTGGGAGCTCCCAAGCACACTGTCATGCCGGGGCGCACGGTGAAGTTGTAGTTCGCCATGGGTCAAAACCTCTTGAAGTTCGAATTCGTTCGAGCTGCTATCGGCGCCAGCCGGTCACCCAGCTGCGACGCGGGGGCGCGTAGGCCTGTTGTCGTCGTTGCTGTTCCTGTGCCGGCGGCGGCGCCTCCTGCTTCGCAGGTGCTGCGACTGCCGCCGGCGTCTCTGGCGCGCCTTCGCGCTTGACCGTGAGACGGGCCCGCTTCGTATCCCAGTCCTTCTTGCGCATGCGCGGCAGTCCCAGCTGCACCGCCGCGGCGTATGCATACACCGCACAGTCCAGGGCTTCGTTGCGCCGCCCGCGCGGGAGCTGCCATTCCATCGTCGGGTAGCCGCGGACGTACCGCGTCACCAATCGCTCGGCGATCAACTGATCCCAGAAATCTTCGGGAAGCGCTTTGGTCGTGTGCACGTAGCCGGCGCCAGGCACATCGACGTTCAAGCGCGAATAGAGCAGCTCCTTCCCTGCGCTCGATCCCACCGGCCATAGCTTCACCCCGTTCGTGATTCGCTGGCCCTTGTAGTCGATGTCCTGTGACGTGGGCTTGCCCATGATCGGCTTGCCGCGCATGCCCTGGCCCTTGATGGCGAGGAACTCCTGCAGTCCCTCCGGCAGTCGGCGGATCGCATTCACCCGGCAGAAGTTGTAGACCTCCTGCGTGTGGTGGCCGCCGGAGTCGACCGCGACCGTGCGCGGCACGACGTGCGCGCCGAGCTCGTGCTCGATCGGCTGCTTCGCGTACTCGAGAAGCTGCTGCCAGACGAGGGCGTTCACCGGGTCGCCGTGGAATGCCTTGTAGTCCAAGACCCAGGCTTCCTCGCCGATTCCGTAGCCCCAGATGTAGAGCTCGAGGCGATCGCCCTGGACGTCGACGGCCGCGGTGACCATCAGCGCGCCGGCCGGCACGAGCCGCAGGTCGTAATCTTCGGCGCGCGTCTTCAGCACTTCCGGGTCTTTGGAGTCGGTGGATTCTTCCCAGACCTCGCCGAGCGTGGTGTTCACCCAGGTCTTCAGCCGCTCGGGGAAGGCCTTCACGTTGACGAAGTCGACGGCCATCTTTCCGAGCGTCGACCAAGGCGAATACAGCTCCGAAATGTGAAATCCAGCGATGCCTTTGAACGGCTTCGAAGCGATCCACTTTCCGGCTCGAATCGCCTTGATTCGCTCCCTTTCCGACCACTTCACCCCACAATGTGGGCAGAAATAGGCCGCATTTTCGGGTTCTTTTTCGGGCCAATGGACCTGGCCCCAGACCAAAACCTGCTGAACTTCGCAGTGCGCGCACGGTACGTGGAACTTCCGCTGGTCGGATTCCTCGTACGCAGCGTCGATTCGCGACAATCCCTTGATCGTCGGCGTCGACACCTTGATGCGCTTGCGATTGTGAAAGGTCGCAGTGCGCTTCTCGGCGAGCGCAAGCGGATCACCCTCCGCACCCGCCGAAGGCGGATACCGGTCGACCTCGTCAGCCACCACCACCCGGATGGGACGGCTTGCCAGGCTCGCCGGCGAGTTCGATCCGGCGAGCGTCAGGTGGCCGCCGGGGAACTGCTTGTGGAGCAGCGTGTTGCCCGAGTCGCGACTGCGCGCCTCGCCTACCTTGGCGGCGAGCGTCGGCGTATCGCGGATCATTGGGGCGATGCGATCTTTCGAGAACGCCTCGGCCATCTCGAGGGTCGGCTGCACCATCAGGATGGGCGCCGGCTCGTGATCCATGAAATACCCGACGGCATTCAGGATGGACTCGGACTTCCCGACCTGGCCGCTCGCCTTGACGACGATGTCGGTGACGGCCGGGTCCGTGATCGCATCCATGATCCCGCGCAGGTACTCCGTGCGCGAAGTCTTCCAGTGTCCTGGCTCAGCGGAGGCCTCAGGGCTTAGGATTCGGTGCCGATCCGCCCACTGACTGACCGTTAGAGGCGGCGGCGGTAGCGCCATGCCCGTGCACCTGGTCACCGCCTCCAGCAAGATCTCCAATGCTGCCGAGTCGCCAGTTGGCTGTTGATTGAAGCCATTCTGTGACGGCTTTCGCGATTGTCGCTTCGCCGGCTTCATCGAGACCAAGTTCCTGTTTGAGCCTGGACGGGATTGCGAGGCCATTGGTCCTGATATCCGTGAACAAGCTTGCGAGCACTCGCTCGATCACGGCGAGGGGAATCAGATCCCCCTGTTTCGCTCGGTTGTCGAGTTCCTGCTTATCCGCCTGCGCCTTTGCGAGACGGGCTCGCTCTGCATCGAGGTCATAGGCCTTCCCGTCACCTGCAACGCCGAATTCATGCTTGTGGCGCTCCTTCAGCCATGACCCGAAATGCGAAACGAGGTACTTACCTCTCGCATTTCGCTTTGGACCATCCTTGGCTTTATCGATCTGTTGAAGTCGCCGAACTGTAATTCCAGCGATTTCAGCCGCGGTTGCTTGATCGATAGTCAACGCCATGCGAACGAAATCATGGGGGCGTTGGAGCTAGCCAAAAAAGGCGCGCGAGCGACCCGCAATCGGTGGGGCCGTAGAAGGACCCGGGAATTAAGCCCCCCGGGGTCCGCGGTTAAGCGCCGTTGCATCATCGCGCGGTCGCCATCGCTTGAGCTGCTGCTTTACGCAGTTCATCGGGAAAGTGGGAGTTCGCCGAGTTCGTTGCGATGCCAACCCAATCGT